TTCTTAGAAGATTAGCTGTGTTGGCGTCATTAAAGCCAGCCATAGTTTGTCTCCTTAGTTATTTACCCCAATTCACTAAGAGATTTAAAATCACCACTCTCGAATTCCTGTCCGAGGTCTACGTAATCTTTCATCATTTGAGTTTGTGTCTTGGGATCTTTATACAGAGACAGGTCTTTCTTCTTTAGTTCTTGATAATAAGACCAATCACGTTTCTCAGCACCTTTGGGTTTGAAGCTGTCACTTCGTTGTGTGGGACGTGGGGGAGATTGGAAGCTCTCTTTCATTTCTGGTTTGTCCAATCCTAATGTTCTGAGTAGAGCACTAGGAGATGTCTTAGCCAAGAAGTTGAAAGCATCTTCCGATAAACCTATATCTGCAATTTGTTCTTTTACAACGCTCTTGTAATTACTACCGAAGCGTTCGATTAATTTGTTCCTCACTAGATCCGAGTTCTCAGTCTGCTTCTTAGAGACTTCATATTCTTGAAGCTTCGAAGAGACTAAACTCTCGATCTGTTTGGAATCCATACTAAGGGTCTCTCGGTCTTTCACAGGGGGTTCTTTGTGATCTAACTGTTGCTGTTGTTTGTTGTTCATTTGGTCGATCAACTCTTCCAGCTTAGCCCTTGCCTTATAGTCTGCATCTAATTTTAGATAGTTAGTACGAAGAGTTTCGTTCTCACCTTCTAAGTTCTTAATATGCAGATCAGCCTCATATTTACCTCGAGCTAGGTCTCTCTCGGTCTTAAACTTCTTACCATCCCCTACTAATTCCTGTAGATAGTCTTTAGTAGGATCGGTAATCACAGGATCATTGTCAGATCCTAAAATATCATTCATTGTTTATCCTTTTGGTCTAGGTTAATTAGTTTCTTGAGCATTGCTAAGCAAGCTCTGAAACCATTGTTGTATGATTGTTTATATGCCCAATTAGGGTCTTCAAATGCCTTTGCACTACGATCTAACTTATCTAAGTTCTCTTCTTCTTCTTGAAGAAGTTCCTTAAGACGACGTAGGATTAATCTATCTCCTAGTAAAGCAGTAGAAAACTTCTCTACATCCTTAGGATCTTTAAGATGCTTGGTCCAAGCAGAGATCATGAAAATGTCCTTACATTTTTATGGCTCATTGCGTACCTAGCATACCGCCAGGTTCAGCGCCTGCTGAAGGCTGGCGTTTAAGATTGAAAGGTTCAGTTTGTTTATTCTTAGCGGGAGGACCTTCTAAATCGAAGTCTTCTCCCATGCCTGTGGCAGTACCTGCCTGTTGCTGTAATTGTTCTTGTAGAGCCTGTATCATCTTCTGACCTTCAGCTTGTTCAGCTAATGCTACGAAAGGAGTAATCACTTCATAGTCCTTAAGATCGAAAATATCTTCCAATATCTTAGACAACTCTATTCCTGAGAAATGAGGCTGAACTACTGGCCATAACCCTGAGCCTGTTAAGTTAGTTAAGTTCTGTATTAACTCTGCCTGCTCAGCAAAGTGTCTGGCAGCAATAGGTTTAATACGACCTACCCCAGTAATATCTTCCACTGTTAGTTCTTGGAAGGAAGATATCTTGAAGTCATCATCAAATACTCTAATAGTAGTAGCACCGACCATATTACGACGGGCTAATTCCAACATGGCGTTTAAGAGAGGTTCAATGATCTGTTCTTCGAATTGAGTAATCTTATTCTGGAAGACACGGGCAGAAGCATTCTCCAGACGTTGTACTTCATATTTAGTCTTTTCACCAGGACTACGGAAGCCCATGGCTTCTCTAGGTGCCCCGGCCATCTCTTCCATCAAACGTTCTAAGTTCTGTATTTCTAGGTTTGCGTTGAGAGCTTGGACATCGGGGACAACTAACTCTACATCTCCTTCTTCAGAAACGAATATCTTCTCGCCTGGTTGCCAGGTAAAGTCTTCTACAAATCCTTTAATTTTCTGTACTGGGTATGTAATCAGATCGAAAACATCTGCTTTCATGTTCTCCACATGATCCATTCGGTATTGCATACCTACCAGATTATCTAAGGGACCCATTCCCCATAAATTATCTTGCTTCTTACGCCATGGAGCATGGAAGATTGGGGGATAACCAAAGAATGAGGGGTTAGGTTTATTCTCGATTAGCTTATGCCTATCGACAACCATAATGACCCTATTCTTTTCGAATACGTCATTATAGAAGTCGTACCAATCACCGTAGAAAGTTAATACCTCTACAAAACCACTAAGAAGGTAAGCACGGAAGCTAGTAAAACCATCCATGCTATATAAGCGATCGCGTTGTATCCAGTCTCCTTCAAAAGTACGGGCGTGAAACCGGATATCCTTGAGGTATTTAAAGAGTTCTTCATATTGTTCTCTATTTTCATCATTAGACAGCCTCTGCAGTAAATCTCTTAATTCTCCCATGGAGATAATAGATCTTACGATCTTAGGAGAAGATCGAAAGTCTTCGGAAGTAGGGTTCATGATCATATCTAAAGGATTAATACGACGTATAGCAGGTCCTACAAAACCTGCTTGTGTCATCGGAGGACGTTCACTCTCACCAGGTTCCTGATACATTCCTCTAGACATAGGTCCAGAATGCATCATCTGAGGCTTCTGAGGTTGCTCTACTCTTTCATCCTTCCACTCGACAGTAGCGAAGCAATTACCAAAGTCTATGTAGTCTAATATGATCTTATCTATTTCATGCTTGAAGGAAGGTTGGTCAATAGCCCAGGCCATGTAGTTGACAATGGAGTCTCTCTTCTGAGAGGAATTAGCATCTTTCTCTGCAGCTTCCCATTCTAACCATTTCCTCTTGGGAAACAACGTCGCAGTGTAATTGGAATAGAGATTATCTCTAATTTGGCACAATTTCGGTATCGTCGTCTTATTTTTCCAAGGCAACTGATTATTAGTTGTCTGGGTCGTATCCGTCGCATAAACGTAACGACGAACTTCCTCCCAGTCATTTTTCTTAACGTTTCTTAAAGAATCCCATTCCTGCCATTTTTCTGTGATTCTAGTCGCCAGCAAGTCTGGCGTAATCACGTTATGCAGGTCCATTACATGCCCTACCATTTTAGGCTACCCCTCCGAATTTCTGGTGAAAAGAAAAGGGATGCTCCATCTGCTTCTTAACTGAAAAGAGGTTAATAGGAGCTTGAGCAAAGTCAACGGCAGAAGCCAAAGCATCTTTAATATCATCATGGGCTGGATTAACAAATGTAAGTTCTTCTTCTAAGGCTTGAGTATTACCACCTTGGTAATGCCACATCTGACGATTAGCATATTTAGGTTCTAGTGTAGATAAGATACGTTCTTCTTTAGAACCGATCCATCTAGAAGGGCGGTATTCGTCTACTGACAAGGATAATCCAAGGGGACGAATGTAATTTTCTTTTAGGTCCTTTACGATTACTGCTTGTGCTACGGATACCTCCGCTCTAATCTTCCTGAATCCCCATTTCTCATGTAACTTCAGTATTCTCTGAAAGTAGTCAGAGATCTTATCTGTCTTAAATCTATCTATTTCTAGTATGTAATAGTTATTAACACCATCTACACCTACCACCACAATAGACGTATAGTCACTTCTCTTGCCTGTAGTATAAGCAAAGTCTACGGCAGCAACGACGTTGATACGTTCTCGCTTGAAGTACCAGTTATGGTCTCGCTTGGAGATGTAGTTCTGGTCGTAGTATTGGAAGAGTCCTCTTTGGATTGGGGAGGAGTCGATGTCGTGCGGATCGTTATAGTATTGGGCCCTGAAGTGTACTTTGTTAAGGTACTGTGCTCTCTTGTCAGCCAATGTCTTGGTGTCGAAGCCGTACCACTTTCCATCGGGGCTCTTGGTTCTGGGCCATAGAAACTCACCGGTACCATCTCCGGCAGTCTCCACTGGATATTCTTTAACCTCGAATAAGGGTTCTGCATGAATGACATTACCCAGTTCATCGTATTCATCTACCTCCATTTCAATTAAGCTAGAGTATAAATCTAAGGGGTGATACCTAGTACCAACTACCCATTCTTTTGAATTTAGTGTCTCGATTGAGGAAAGTAGAGAATATTGGTCTTTAACCTTTTCTCTTCCTTCTTCGGTATAAGCATTTCCTTGTACCACCACATCATCCAGTACGGCAATGTCGCAGTGCATGCCCACAATATTACTGGTAAGTCCTGCGGTGAATATCGACGGGTCACGTATATATGCTTCCTTTCTTGCAGGATGGTCTACAGCAATTTCTCTCTCAGTCCATTTCTCTCTCTGAGCTTCTTCTTTAATCACCATATCTGGCCAATAAAGCCTATAAACATCTGAAGTAAGTATATCTTTAATTGATTTTAACTGCTTCGTAGCTAGATTAGACGTAGAAGAAATGAACAATATTCTTAATGTAGGATCTTT